GCAGGGGTAATGTAAGAAAACGAACAGGCAGGGGTAATGTAAGAAAACGAACAGGCAGGGGTAATGTAAGAAAAAGACAATGTAAGAAAATGACAACCATGGTCGTGAGATGCGATGTAAGAAAAAAACTTAACATTACAATGTAAGAGAAAAAGTACACCCTATCTAACGTAACAAAAATATCCTAACCGCAGGGTGTGGAATGTTAAAAAAGGTAATGTAAGAATGTAAGAAAAAAGGGCCTAATGTTAAGAAACGGAAAATGGTTTTCTTACATTAGCAACGCCTTATGGCATAAGGGTTTGAAGGTAGAAAGTAAGGGTAATGTTATATTGTTAAAAGAAATAGAGAGAGAATGGCGAGTTTGGGGTTTTTGTTTTTTTGGAATGCGGGAGAGAGCTGCACTTGCATAGAAGCGCAGTTTCCTGAAAAGCTCAAAAACCGTTCTTACAATATAACATTATAACATTGCTTGATTTCATTGAGGAATTTTCTTTACATTACCCAAACCGTTTTCTTACATTCTTACAATACCAACCTGCGGTTAGGAAATTTTTGTTACGTTATATATGACGTACTATGTTGACGTTAACGTAAGGTATAATGTAAGAAAAAAACTTAACATTACAATGTTAAGAAATCCCGCAACCATGGTTGCGAGATGCAATGTAAGAAAACCTAATGTAAGAAAACTAATGTAAGAAACTCGCGATCATGGTTGCGAGATGCGATGTAAGAAAAACACGATGATGGCCTCACACGTTGGAACTATCCTGAAAGGATAAAAAGAAACCCCGCAGCCTTTCGGCTGCGGGGCTAGGGCTAGGATGCGAGGATGATCAGAAGGGCGACGATGCTGGCCAGTCCGCCTAGGACGATAGCCATTTCGAGCAGGGCTCGAAAGATGCGGTAGAGAGGGTTCATGCGATTAGCTCCCGAAGGGCGGGCCCCTCTTGCGAGGGGCCCTAGGGGTTAGGCTTCCTCGGCTTCAAGGAAGGCGGCAATCAAGGTCGCCAATTCGCGGACCTCTGCGACGCGCTCGTTAGTAAACGCTTCCTCTGCCTCATCCCCTTCCACCTGTTCGCGTATCGTCTTGATCAGGAAGGTCAAGGAAGTCTCAAGCCCGACGCTAGCGCCTTGTGGCGCCTTTGGCGTCCCTGCCTTGAGGGCAGGGATCAGACCTAAGGAAGCCGCAAGAGGCTTGGCAAGGTCACGGTTAAAACCTGCGGCAGTAGGAAGTTTGCCATAGGTCCGGCTATCCGCGCCTGAGAGAGGCACAGTCGCCTTATCCAAGCGGCGAACCGCTTCTGCGTCATCAATGTCTTTACCATTGAGGCTTGCCGCTTCCTTGATAGCTTCAAGGATAGACTTGCCAAGGTCCGAGAATGAACCGTCTTTCTTGAAAAGGTCCAAGGCGTAACGAGCCGGGACTTTAACGATAGCCTTTGCGTCTTTGCTGTATTGCGCTTCCGTGTCAGCCAAGACCAAAGCGGCGGGTAGGCACCGAGTGAAGCAAGCGCGCATTGCAGGGGTATCAATGCCCATTGCGTCCACGATTGCCGCAAGTTGTGCCTTGCGCATTAGTCCATCGACCTTCCCTTTCTCAGTCATGATAGGGAAGGGATAATCCGCAAGACGGAAGACCTTGGACCGAGAGGTCTGATTGTCACCCTTGCCAGAGGTGACAACGGCGCGGAAAGTCATATCGCCGCGCAACCATTGCATGAGCCCAAAGGTCACAAGGGAAGTCCCGTGCTCGATAGATGCTTCGCCAGAAGCAAGGAAGGTGGACGCCAGCACAAAGGCCGACGCGTTTGAGGTTACTTGAGTAGACATAGTGTCGTTTCCTATTAGGCATGATCGCCTAGGTACAGAGGGAGTTGTCCCGCCGCCCAAAAAACTTACGAAATAACCGTGTCATACGCAATAGGGAATATAAAGCCCAACGATTTCAATGGCTTAGAGCCCTAGGGCTATCTTACGACCATGATCGGGGCCCCACGGGCCGGGTACCCCCCCAAACCAGATATTTGGGGCCCCGGCTCTATATTACACTATTTTGCACATTATATGAGCATCTCTCAGAAACCCCCCCGTCACCTTTTCTATTTTGCTACCCCAGGGGGGTATATATTTTTTAGGGAGGCCCCCACTCCTTTCAGGCTGCGCAGCAGCCGGGGGGTATATATTTTTTCAAGTTGTTTTTCACCTAACTCCTGTTAAAGCAGGGGTACTGTGTCGCTTCGCGACCTTACAAACATCAGGGTAGCCCGACCCCATGCCTACAGTGCGTCTAACGCCAGACAAGACTAACCCCATGCCCTTTGACCTCACCGAGGAAATGGCAGGGACCTTTGAGGATGAGATAGCCGTAGCCGCAGCAACTGCAGAGCTACAGGTAGACCTCGGGGCCCCCATAGAGGTCTCAGAAGAAGACTACGCCGCCGAGCAGCGCCTGCTCGAGGCGGTGATCAAGAACAAGAGTAAAACCCCCCTAACCCAGATCAACACGGCCTATGCCGCCGCTGCGTTCCTCCGCACCTACGGGTCCACGATGGCGCTCGATGCTGCCTCTGCGCGGTCGGCCATTACCAATAAGCTGCTAGAGATAGCCAACTGCGGTGAGACCAAGTTCGAGCTCAAGGCGTTAGAACTCTTAGGCAAGCACTCTGACATCGGTCTGTTCACCGAGCGTAGCGAGATCACCATTAACTACAAGAGCCCTGAAGCTCTCGAGGATGCCATCAAGGAACGGGTACGCCGCCTACTGCATGCAGACCTCATCGACATTACCCCGCTAGGCAAAGACCTCGACGAGGAGTTCGGTGTGGCTCCGCCAGAGAAGAAGATTGAGCCACCCTCAGAGTACGAAGCGGAGCTGGAAGAGTAGTGGGACGCCCAAGGATACACCCGGTAAAGACCCCCACCCCTAAACCGGGCTCGCCCCCTGCGAACCCGTTCGCTAATATATCCCTTGCGGATATACCTCGCATCCTACCAGCACTGTCTCCTGCCGACCAAGAGCAGCTCCTCGCTCAGCTCGACCACCTCGAGAAGCTCAAGCACAAGAGCCTCGCGCAGCAGCGGTTCATTAAGTTCGTCGAGGCCATGTGGCCGAGCTTCATTGCAGGAAGACACCATGCCAAGATGGCGGATGCGTTTGAGAGGGTGGCTAGAGGCGATTGTAAACGCCTTATTATCAACATGCCTCCTCGTCATACTAAGTCTGAGTTTGCATCATACCTCCTCCCGGCGTGGTTCTTGGGTAAATTCCCCGGTAAGAAGGTTATTCAGACAAGCCATACGGCGGAGCTTGCTGTAGGCTTTGGTCGTAAGGTGCGAAACCTCGTCGACACAGAGCACTACCACAACGTCTTCCCGGACCTCGTGCTGCAGTCAGACTCTAAGGCTGCTGGTCGATGGAACACGTCCAAGGGCGGCGACTACTTCGCTATCGGTGTTGGTGGTGCGGTGACAGGTAAGGGTGCTGACCTGCTGATCATCGATGACCCGCACTCTGAGCAAGAGGCTGCGCTAGCCGAGACCAACCCCGACATCTACGACAAAACCTACGAGTGGTACACCTCAGGGCCCCGGCAGCGACTGCAGCCCGGTGGGGCTATTGTCATAGTCATGACGAGGTGGAGCAAGCGTGATCTTACAGCGCAGGTGCTAAAGGCTGCAGCCCAACGTGGCGGTGATGAGTGGGAGGTCATTGAGTTCCCTGCACTGCTGCCATCTGGCAACCCCCTGTGGCCTGAGTTCTGGCCGCTAGAAGAGCTGAGCGTCCTTAAGGAAGAGCTGCCCAATTCCAAGTGGATGGCGCAGTACCAGCAGAACCCGACGTCCGACACGAGCGCCATAGTCAAGCGCGAGTGGTGGAAGATGTGGGAGCCTGAGCGGCCACCAGAGTGCGAGTTCGTGCTTATGGCGTGGGACACGGCCTTCGAGAAGACGCAGCGAGCTGACTACTCAGCCCTGACCACGTGGGGTGTGTTCTATGCTCCTGACGACAATGGGATCGAGCAGGCCAACATCATCCTGCTCAATGCGTTCAGGGAGCGGATGGAGTTCCCACGGCTGAAGCAGGAGGCCATCGACCAGTACAAGGAGTGGCAGCCTGATAGCGTGATCATCGAGAAGAAGGCGTCTGGTGCGCCGCTGATCTACGAGATGAGGGCCATGGGCATCCCCGTGCAGGAGTTCACCCCATCGAGGGGGAACGACAAGATCAGCCGCCTCAACGCAGTGTCCGACCTCTTCGCGAGTGGTAGAGTGTGGGCTCCTAACACCCACTGGGCCGAGGAAGTCATTGATGAGGTGGCATCCTTCCCGTCCGGCGATCACGACGACTACGTTGACTCTACTTCGCTAGCCCTTATGCGTTTCCGAAAAGGAGGCTATATAGGCACTGCGTTGGATGAGGTCGATGATGTCCGAGAGTTCAGAAGCAACCGAAACAGGGGGTACTACTGACCTACCCCCTACCCGTAAGGCTGCTATGGCGGCTAACTCTCGCAGATATTTTACGGGTAAGCCGTGTCTTCACGGACACACCGCATACCGCTACACGACGACGGGCTACTGTTCTCAATGTGGGCACGCAAGACTTGCAAATGGGGCGCACAAAGCAAGATGGAAGGCCGCTAACCCTAAGAGGTCATGGGCAATATCGTCGGTGGGTTCCGCTAAGGCTCGGGCCGCAAGGAAAGGCTTAGAGTTCTCGCTTACCTATAGGGGGGTACTAGGGATAACCCCTGATATATGCCCGGTGTTCTACACACCCTTTAGGTTTACAGGGAATAAGAAGATGGGAAGCGAGAGTGCATCGCTGGATAGGCTAGACCCTTCTGTAGGGTATGTAATGAGTAACGTAGTAGTGATATCTTTGAAGGCTAATATGATCAAAAATGCCTATAGGGCACAGGATATTGCTCGGGTAGCCGAGTGGTTAAAGGAACAGGGATATAATTGATGGCCACGCAGAAATTTATGGGGAAACATAAACTGCTGCAACGCCTAACCGCTCAAACCGGTAGTAAGGGTATGGCTCGTGCGATACTTATTAAACGCGGGCAGATGACCCCTGAAGGAGTTCTAACTTCTGAGGGTAAAGCTCGTGATGCTATGACTGCTGAAGAACGTGCAAAAGACAGAGCGGCTAAAGCCTCTAACAAGAAGCCCAGTGCCTTTGTTTATAACCCTAAGACAAATACCGCTAAATTAAAGAAGCGCTAGGAGATACACATGGCCGTCGATAAATCACTCAGCCAAGCCCCGCTCGGTCTAGGCTCTCTTTCAGGCATGCAGCCCTTGGATATGGGCGCAGATGGCGATGCGCCAGCCTTGGAGATCGAGATTGAGGACCCCGAGAGCGTCTCGATCAATGGTATGGAGATCGACCTCGACGGTAAAGACGATGAGGACGAGGGTCCAGACGACTTTGATGCCAATTTGGCCGAGTTCATGGACGAAGCGGCCATGAAAACCCTCTCGGGTGACCTATTGGGTGACTTTGACGAGGATATTTCGTCCCGCAAGGACTGGATCAACACCTATGTTGACGGTTTAGAGCTTCTAGGCATGAAGGTTGAGGACCGTACGGAGCCTTGGCCGGGAGCTTGCGGTGTCTACCACCCGATTTTGAGCGAAGCGTTGGTGAAATTCCAAGCTGAGACCATTATGGAGACGTTCCCAGCGGCTGGACCGGTGCGGACCAAGATTATCGGGGAAGAAACACCCGAAAACAAGAAGGCAGCTGCCCGCGTTGAGGCAGATATGAACTACCAACTGACCGAGCGCATGGTTGAGTACCGACCTGAGCACGAGCGCATGCTCTGGGGCCTTGGTTTGGCCGGAAATGCCTTCAAAAAGGTCTATTTTGACCCCTCTTTGGGGCGTCAAACGTCGATGTACGTGCCCGCTGAGGACATGGTGGTTCCCTATGGAGCGTCGAGCCTGCAAACGGCTGAGCGCGTCACCCACGTCATGCGCAAGACCCCCAACGAGGTCAAGAAGCTGCAGGCACAGGGCTTCTACCTTGATGAGGACCTCGGTGAGCCTACGGATATCTTCGACGAGGTAGAGAAGAAGATCGCGGAGAAGATGGGCTTCCAAGCCTCCTCTGACGACCGCTTCAAGCTGCTCGAGATGCACGTCGACGTCGACCTACCCGGCTTCGAGGACGAGGATGAGGACGGCGAGCCTACTGGTATTGCCCTACCCTACGTCATCACAATGGAGAAGGCCTCTGGGACCATCCTGTCTATCCGCCGGAACTGGGACCCTGACGACGACCTCAAGCAGAAGCGCAACCACTTCGTCCACTACCCCTACATCCCCGGCTTCGGCTTCTATGCCTTCGGCCTAATCCACCTCATCGGTGCTTTCGCCAAGTCCGGCACGAGCTTGATCCGCCAACTAGTCGATGCTGGTACCTTGAGCAACCTCCCCGGCGGCTTCAAGACCAAGGGCCTCCGCGTCACGGGTGATGACACGCCTATCGCCCCCGCTGAGTGGCGCGACGTGGACGTGGCCTCTGGGACCATGCGCGACAATATCATGCCGCTCCCCTACAAGGAGCCAAGCCAAGTCCTCTTCACGCTGCTGCAGAGCATCATTGAGGAGGGGCGTCGGTTCGCCTCGGCTGCTGACCTGCAGGTTAGCGATATGTCAGCCAATAGCCCTGTGGGTACGACGCTAGCCATACTTGAACGGTCGCTTAAGGTGATGAGCGCCGTTCAGGCTCGCATACACTACGCAATGAAACAGGAGTTCAAGCTCCTGAAGGTGATCATTCGCGACTACACCCCACATGAGTACTCCTATAAGCCTGTGGACGGCGCTCCGCAGGTTAAGCAGGCCGACTACGACACTGTGGACGTCATCCCTGTCAGCGACCCTAATTCGGCCACGATGGCCCAGAAGGTCGTGCAGTACCAAGCCGTCATGCAGATGGCTCAACAAGCTCCGCAGATTTACGATCTGCCGTTCCTGCATCGTCAGATGCTGGACATCCTAGGGGTCAAAGACGCCGCAAAGTTGGTTCCAACGACCGACGATGAGGAGCCTATGGACCCCGTGTCGGAGACCATGGCGCTATTGAACAGCAAACCTGTCAAGGCGTTCATCTTCCAAGACCATGATGCCCACCTAGCAGTCCATACATCGGCTATGCAGGACCCCGTTCTGCAGCAGGCTATGGGTCAAAACCCCAAGGCCCCTATGATTATGGGTGCAGCGCAGGCTCACATCATGGAGCATATTGCGTTCAAATACCGCAAGAGCATCGAGGACGCCGCAGGCGTTCCTTACCCTGCCCCTGACCAGCAGATGGACAAAGAGACAGAGGCCGAAATCTCCCGTCTTGCCGCCGCTGCAGCTGTTCAAGTTCTCCAAAAGAACCAGCAGCAGGTGCAGAACCAACAGAACCAGCAGACTGCTCAGGACCCCATCGTCCAGATGCAGCAGGCAGAACTGCAAATTAAACAACAAGAGTCTCAGCTCAAGGCGCAGAAGCTGGCTATCGATGCTACGGCCCGTCAGGACCAGTTGGACATCGAGCGTGAGCGTATCGCCTCTCAAGAGCGCATCGCAGGCATGCAGATCGGGGCAAAGATTGGCGCGGACAAGATGCGCAACTCTGCCCAGCAGCAGGTCGAGGGTCTACGTATTGGAGTTGATGTGGCCAAAACCATGCAGCAGCAGGAACACCAGACCAAGCAGAAGTTCGCTGACCATACTCACCAGAAGGACAGCGCGGTTCTGCAGCATATGATCCAGCAGGTTCAGCAGGAGGCTCAGCAGGCTCAGCAGCCCCAAGAGGCCCCACCTGAAGCTCAGCCCTCTGAGGAGGTCCCTGAATGAGCCACGACCTTGTAACGTACCTCCTCAAGAAGGTGCGCGAAGAAATTGCCGCAGTCGAAACAAGCCTCGCTCGCGGCGGTGCAAAGGACTTTGCCGAGTACAAATACTCATGCGGCACGGTCCAAGGGTTGAACAAGACCCTGAGCATGTTGCTCGAACTTGAAAAACGTATGGAGATCGATAGCGATGACTGACCTGTTCCTCGGCACAAACCCCGATGATCCAAGTATCGTGACTGAACTACCCGCCTCTGATGAGCAGAAGGCAAAACAGCTACCAGACCCCTCAGGCTATCGCATCCTATGCGCTATCCCCGAGATCGAACGTAAGACCGAAGGGGGCATCCTGAAGGCGGATATCACCGTCTCCAACGAAGAGCTTCTGACCTCAGTGCTCTTTGTGGTCAAGATCGGCCCTGACGCCTTCAAGGACGAGAAGCGCTTTCCCAGCGGACCATGGTGCAAAGAGGGTGACTTCATCCTGACGCGACCCCACGCGGGCACACGGGTAAAAATCCATGGGCGAGAGTTCCGTCTAATCAATGACGATAGCGTTGAGGCTGTCGTTGAAGACCCAAGAGGCATTAGCCGCGCATAAAGGAGAGAGATCATGGCCGAAGTTAATGACGACGACTTCGAATTCGAAGTTGAAGGTGTCGAGATCGACATCGATGTAGAGGACGACACTCCCGCCGAAGACCGTAATCGGCAGCCTTTACCCCAAGAGATCGTGGACGAGCTCGAGGCTGACGAGCTGGAAGACTATTCTGATAAGGTGAAGACCCGCCTTAAGCAGATGAAGAAGGTCTGGCACGACGAGCGTCGCGCCCGTGAAGCTGCCCAGCGCGAGCAGAACGAGGCTATCTCTGCCGCACAGCGCATGATGCAAGAGAACCAACAGCTTCGCCAGTCCTTGGTGCGGGGTGAGGGTACGCTCATCAAGAGCTTCCAGCAGTCTACAAGTATCGAGCTAGAGACGGCTCGACGCGAGTTTAAGGAAGCCTATGAGAGCGGTGATGCTGATAAACTGGTAGCAGCGCAGGAGCATCTACAAGATGTCCAACGGCGTATCTCTCAGTTAAGATCGTATAAGCCTACTTTACAAGCTGCAGAACAACCGGTACAGAATATTCAGCAGCCGGTAGTAGCACCGACTTTGGACAACAAAACGAAGGCGTGGCAAGAGCGCAATTCGTGGTGGGGTTCAGACCCGGAGATGACTGCCTCGGCACTTGGGCTTCACCAAAAGCTCGAGCAGCAACACGGTAACGGCTATGTCGGTACCGACGAATATTGGTCGTCCATCGACACAACGATGCGGCGCAGGTTCCCCGAGTATTTCGGTGGGGCCGAAACCAGAGCACCTCGTGCTGGTAAATCAGCCACGGTGGTTGCACCTGCTTCGCGCAGCACATCTTCCAAAAAAATTGTGCTTAGTCAGTCTCAGGTCAATTTGGCCAAGAAGCTGGGTATCACTCCTGAACAATATGCTCGGGAATTTGCAAAGAGTAAGGGTTAATCACCATGTCAGAAGTCAGAACCACACGTGAACTAGACACTCGGGCCACGTTCGAGCGTCCAAAATCTTGGCAACCCGCTTCACTACTGCCAGAGCCGGATAAACAACCCGGTTATGCGTACCGTTGGGTTCGTGTCTCGTCCCTAGGACAGTCCGATCCGACGAACCTCTCGTCCAAGCTCCGCGAAGGATGGGAAGCAGTCCGTGTTGAGGAACAGCCAAAGTTTCAGATGCTGGTCGATCCGAATAGCCGGTTCAAAGACAATATCGAAGTCGCAGGTTTGCTTCTTTGTAAGGTCCCTACAGAGTTCATGGAACAACGTACGGCCCACTTCAATAAAGCAGCCCAAGGCCAGATCGAGTCAGTAGACAATAATTTCATGCGAGAGAACGACCCCCGTATGCCCCTCTTTAGGGAACGGAAGTCGACCTCCTCGTTCGGCAAAGGCAAATAAGCTAGGAGCTTATAGATGGCATATCCTAATATCGCATCTCCATATGGCCTGCTTCCGCAGAACCTGCTTGGTGGTCAGGTATTTTCGGGTTCCACCCGTGAATATCCCATCCAGTTTGGTTACAACACGAACATCTTCTATGGTGACTTCGTGCAGCTGTCGCGTGGCTTCGTTAACCGTGCAGCGGTCTCGACCGGTACCGGTTTGAACCTAACTGTTGGTATCTTCCTTGGCTGTTCGTACACGAACCCTGTCACCAAGCAGAAGACCTTCACGCAGTTCTACCCTGCTGGTACCCTCGCGGGTGACATTGTAGCTATCGTTTCGGACGATCCAGACGCCGTGTTCAAGGCTGTGGTGTGCTCTTCGGGCACGACCGTCGCTTCGGGTGCGTTCGCCATGATTGGTCAAAACGTCTCGGCTATCGACAACGCCTCGGGCTCCCAGATCACTGGTGACTCCAAGAACGCTGTTCTGGCCCCTACTGCCACTCCTGTCACCACCACTCTGCCACTGCGCATCATCGACGTCGTTAAGGACACCGCTGTTTCGCTTGGTACGGTTGTTTGGTCTGCGGGTACCTCCACCCTGACTGTCAGTGCGCTTCCAAACGCCCTTCCAGTTGGTACGGACGTGGCCATCCTCGGCACCAACGGCCTTCTGGCCCGTACTGGTTCCTTCGTGGCCACTGCCGCTGCGGCGGGTGCTACCTCGATTGTTCTGAACCAAGCCCCAACCTTCACTATCGGCTCTGGTAACTTCGGTACGACTGTCGTGCTGACCCAGTACCCAGAAGTGTTGGTCAAGCTCCAGTTCGGCGCACACCAGTACTATTCCGCCACCGGCAACGCCTAACTCTGGGAGTTATTAAGAAATGGCTATTTCACGCGCACAACTTCTGAAGGAACTGCTCCCCGGCCTGAACGCTTTGTTCGGTCTGGAGTACAATCGCTACGGCGAGGAACACAAAGAACTTTTCGACATCGAAAGCTCTGAGCGTTCCTTCGAAGAAGAGACCAAGCTGTCGGGCTTCTCGGCTGCTCCGGTCAAGACCGAAGGTGGTGCTATTGCCTATGATAACGGGCAAGAAGCATTCACCGCTCGATACAACCACGAAACCATCGCTCTAGGCTTCAGCCTGACCGAAGAAGCCATCGAGGACAACCTCTATGACTCTCTCTCGGCTCGCTACACCAAGGCGCTGGCTCGTGCCATGTCCTATACCAAGCAGGTCAAGGCTGCTGCAGTTCTGAACAACGGCTTCAACTCTACTTTTGTTGGCGGCGACGGTCAGGCACTCTTCAGCACCGCGCACCCGCTGGTCTCTGGCGACGTTAACTCAAACACGCAAGCCACTGTGGCCGACCTGAACGAGACTTCGCTGGAAGCCGCTGTGATCCAGATCGCAGCATGGACTGACGAGCGTTCGCTCTTGATCGCTGCAAAGCCCAAGAAGCTCATCATCCCACCCGCGCTGATGTTTGTCGCCACCCGCTTGCTGGAAACCAGCCTGCGCGTTGGTACCACGGACAACGACATCAACGCCCTGAAGAACAACGGGTCGATCCCTGAGGGTTATGCGGTGAACCACTTCATCACCGACACCAACTCTTGGTACCTGACCACGGACGTTCCTAATGGTATGAAGCACTTTGTTCGTACTCCATTGTCGACTGGCATGGACGGCGACTTCGACACCGGAAATGTTCGGTATAAGGCCCGTGAGCGTTATAGCTTCGGCTGGTCCGATCCTCTGGGTATGTTCGGTTCTCCCGGCGGTTCGTAATACGATCCACTAGGGTTAACGAAATAGAGGGGGAAGGGGTGCAAACCTCTTCCCCTTTTCTATGTGCTGTGCTAGCTCTTACGTACCTAGTGATAAACCAACCCGCTGACTGTCTAGGCAGACTTCCTCAAGACAGCGGGTGCAGATAGAGGATATGTTATGGGTACTTCAACCTTCTCCGGACCAGTACGCTCTGGCACCGTCCGTTTTGGCACTCTTGCCTCTGGCTTGAACACGGGTCTCCCCGTCCTGACCCAGACTGCCACCGTGCCTTTCGGCGTGATGATCACAACTTCCCCTGTGGCCCAGCGCCTCTTTGTGCTTCCAGCAGGCTCTAAGATCGTTCGCTTCACTGTTGAGAAGACGACCGCTGTCTCGGGTAACTCGGTCTCCGCCGTGAACGCCACGTTCGGTACGGCTGGCTCTGCCAACGCTTACTCGACCACGCTCGATATCGGCCTAACGACCGCTCAGACTGCTCGCGCCACCTTGGACGCGGCTCTGGTGTCTTCGGCTACCAACAACATCGGTACGGTCGATGTGCCTGTCTTCGGCACCTTTACGGCTGTCACGGGTAACCCAACTGCGGGTTCGGCTGTTGTAACCATCGAGTACATCCAGCGTCTCCCTAACGGTGCATCTTCGCCAACCACCTTTAACGTCTAAGTTAGGGGTCAGCGATGGCTATGCAAACTGACGTTAAGAATATCCATGCGAACGCTTCGGCGCAGCTGCTTCCGATCAACCAGCGAACCCGTGTGAAGGGGCTAATCCTCACTTCCACGGGCGGCGGTGCGGGCACGGTACAGTTAAAATCAGGTGGTTCCTCTGGGACCATCCTGATTGAGATCGATGTGCCAGCCACAGCAGCGTTCCACAACGCACTCGTCCCCGGTGAGGGTGTACTGTTTACCAATGGCGTCTATGCGACATTGACGAACTGCTACATCTCGATGTTCTACGGATAAGGGCCTCATGGAACAGCATCCCGACATTCTTAAGCCGATGCTAGATGTGTTCTCAGTAGCCACTGTAGTAGGGACGCTTGCCAATATGTTACCTGCCACAGCCGCAGCTTTCAGTATCGTGTGGTCGTTAATCCGCATCTATGAGACCAAGACCGTGCAAGGCTGGCTTCATAAATGGCGCTCGAACAAGAAGGAAGTTTAATATGACCTCTCCAGTGATGCCTAACGATGGGCGGCAAGTGCAAATAGCGCCCCAACCCGTCACTGCAGCGCAACGTGCAGCAGTTCCTTCAGCAGGTGCGATGGACCCTCGTATTGCTGCGGCTATGCAGTCTGCGGCGCAGATGCAGGGTGCTGGACGGGGTGCTGGACAGGATGCCGCAGCACCCGCTCGCCCTGCAGGCCCGTCACCCGCTCAAATGAAGCAGGCAGCAATGATGCGCAGGCAGGATATGGTACGCGGTCCTAACCGCGCCAAGGGTGGTCCAGTCAAAGCCAAGAAGTACGCTAAGGGTGGGGCTATCTCCGCTGGCGGCTCCAAGGGCACGACGATGAAGACCACTGTTAAGCGGGCTATCAAACTGCCTAAGGCCAAGGGTTCGCCCAGTGCAGCTAGCCGTGGTGATGGTTGCGCCCAGCGGGGTCGCACGAAGGCTAAGATTGTCTAATGGCCAAGTCTCCTGCTTGGACGCGCAAGGAAGGGAAGAACCCTAAGGGCGGCTTGAACGCCAAGGGTCGAGCTTCTTACAATAAGGCCAACCCCGGTAAGCCGGGGCTGAAGGCTCCACAGCCTGAGGGTGGCTCCCGTAAGAAGTCCTTCTGCGCCAGAATGTCAGGTATGAAGAAGAAGTTAACGAGTGCCAAGACCGCTAATGATCCGAATAGCCGGATCAATAAGTCTTTGAGAGCATGGGATTGCTAAGATGAAAAAGCCTAAGATTTCTCCTAAGAAGGTCATGATGGCCATGATGGCTAGGAAGGCCGCGTCTTCTCCCTCCTCTGACGCTATGGGCGGCTCTCCTATGGGCGGCTCTCCTATGGGCGCTATGGGCGGCATGAAGAAGGGCGGCACCACCAAGACAATGCCCTCTTCTAAAGATATGGGGTCTATGGGCCTCAAGAAGGGTGGCGCTGGTAAGATGATGGGTCCCGCAGGCGGTAGCCGCGATAGTAAGGGTCCAACACGTGCCGTTGCTGGTAACTCTCATCTGGGTATCGACAAAGGCCAAGAAGATAAGCCTAGCGGTATGAAGCGCGGTGGCTCCGCCAAAAAGATGGCTATGGGCGGTAAAGCCGGATGCTACGCTCGTGGCGGCGGTGTCGAAGCCAAGGGCAAGACCAAAGGAAAGTTTGTGTAATGTCCCTCAAAGATGATCTAGGCGGGTTAGCTCCTTTTGCGGGTATCATCCCCCAAGCCATCATGCACCAGAGCGAGTCTGGGCTTATGGGGGCTCTTCCGGAGCTTTTGGACCCCGCTAAGAAGAAGAAACCCATCATCACTCCTACCGGTACCGGCAGCACGAGCCTTAGCAAAGCTGGCGACAAGACACTTGACACCGATGGTATGAAGCGCGGTGGGCGGGTAAAGAAGATGGCCAAAGGTGGCTCTGTCTCTTCAGCCTCCAGCCGTGCTGATGGTTGCTGCACCAAGGGCAAAACTAAAGGGCGATTTGTATGATAGCCTCTCGGGGAATGGGGAATATCAACCCTAAGAAAAAGCCCCGGAACACGGTTGTTAGTCAGGCTCCTGATCCCACCGATAGCACTCGCTTTGCTAAAGGTGGGAACTGGATTAAGGGTGCCATCAAGAAGCCCGGAGCTCTTCGGTCTGCTCTTGGTGCCAAGAAGGGCGAGCCTATCCCTGCTAAGAAACTGGCAGCGGCAGCTAAGAAACCGGGTAAACTAGGACAGCGGGCACGGTTCGCTGAGGTCCTGAAAGGCTTTAAGAAGTGACCACGAGTGGCACTAGCACGTTCAATCTGAACCTCAACGAGCTTGTTGAGGAAGCGTTCGAGCGTTGCGGTGCCGAGCTCCGGACTGGTTATGACCTGAAGACTGCTCGCCGTAGCCTCAACCTCCTGACCATCGAATGGGCTAACAGGGGTGTCAACCTGTGGACCATCGAGTCCGGGTCGATCCCCTTGGTGCAGGGGCAGGCTACCTACACGCTGCCAATCGACACCATCGACCTTATCGATCACGTCGTACGTACAAGCCCCGGCACGACCAGCCAAGTTGACATCAATATCAGTAGGATCAGCATCGACACCTACTCGTCGATCCCCAACAAGACGGCGCAGGGTCGCCCTATCCAAATTTGGATCAACCGTCAGAGCGGCGCTACCTACCCGACCACGGGTGTGGCTTCCCCCAACGTGGTGGTCTGGCCTACCCCGAACCAGAGCAGCTATTACACGCTGGTCTACTGGCGTCTGCGCCGCATCCAAGATGCTGGCACGGGTGTGACAACGCAGGACATACCCTTCCGCTTCCTTCCGTGCATGGTCGCTGGACTGGCCTACTATCTGTCCTTGAAGCTCCCTGATGGGCTGAACCGCACCCAGATGCTGAAGGCCATGTACGACGAGGCGTGGCAGCAGGCTGCTGACGAGGACCGCGATAAAGCATCTTTGCGTATCGCCCCTCGCATCTCCTTGTACTAGGAGGGTGGCATGCCAACAAAGTTTGCCTCTGGCAAGAAAGCGATCTCCGAGTGTGATCGTTGTGGTTTCCGCTATCCGCTGAAGCGTCTACGTTCATTGGTCATCAAGACCAAGGTTACAAATATCCTCGTATGCCCAACCTGTTGGGAGCCAGATCAGCCGCAACTGCAGCTAGGGATGTACCCGGTCAATGACCCCCAAGCCATTCGTGACCCCCGTGCGGACACTAGCTATTACCAGTCAGGACCAACAGGTCTGCAAATCTTCACGAATAGTCCGCCAAACCCCAATGCTAAGCTGGCCTACGGATACCCTTCAGATGGTAGCCGTATTATCCAGTGGGGCTGGAACCCTGTGGGGTTGTTTAATCCTTTGGCTTTTCCTGATCTTCCAAATACGCTAGTAGGAGAAGGTGCCGTTGGCACCGTCACCGTGAACATAACCTAGGAGACCGTGTAATGGCTAAGAGCGATGCTAAAGAAGACATGAAAGTCGATATGAAACAGGACAAGAAGATGATTAATGATGCCATGCACAAGCATGAGCGCAAGGATCATCCCGGTAAGCCTCTGACGACTATTGCCAAGGGTGGCAAGGTCAAGAAGATGGCTAAGGGTGGCAAGACCAACGCCAACATGCTGTCTATGGGCCGTGGCCTTGCTAAGGTCGCCAATCAGAAGATGAAGGGCTAGTCATGTCTGATCTCGATTATATCAAGCTGGATACCTCGACCACCGAGAACCCGCTGCCCTCACGGCGCAAGCAGCCTTCTCCTGTGCCTATCCCAGAGGTAGGCGGCTATCCAGCCAAGGTTGCCAACACCCAAACGATGAAAACTCGTGGGACGGGTGCGGCTACTAAGGGTACCAATTCCAGCACACGGATGGCCTAAGACATGAACTACGCCACGCTCGTTTCGACAATACAGGCTTACGTCGAAAACGACTTCCCAACTACACCGGGAACTGGCGGGCTCACGTCTACACAGCAGATCAATACGTTCATCCAAGAAGCTGAGCAGCGCATCTATAGCGCCGTTCAGCTCCTGAACCTTCGTAAGAGTGCTACCATCACTATGGTGGCAAATAACAAGGCCTTATCCACACCCGCAGACTGGCTGGCTACCTTTGAGTTTGCCGTCATCGACCCCACCACAGGGCAGCATGACTTCTTGCTTAACAAGGATGTGAACTTCATCCGTGAGGCGTTTCCTATCCCTACAGCCACGGGGAAGCCGACCCACTATGCGATGTCGGATGCTACCTCATTTCTGCTAGGCCCTACGCCTGACCAAGCCTACACGGGCGAGCTGCACTATTTCTATTATCCGCCGTCCATCGTGACCGCAGGTACCTCATGGCTTGGGGACAACTTTGACTCCGCCCTACTTTACGGTTCGCTGTTGGAAGCCGGTACCTTCATGAAGGGCGAGGCTGACGTCCTAGCTGGATACCAGAAGCGCTACGAAGAGGCGATAACCCTGCTTATCATGTTTGCAGAGGGCAAAAACCGCCAAGATATGTATCGTACTCCGCAAGCTCGTTATCCAGTAAGATAGCTACACACCTAAGGGGCTAATGAATGGCTATCACTCAGTCCATGACGACTTCTTTTAAGGCTGAAGTGCTGCTCGGTGTGCATGACTTCCGGGCCTCTGGAGGCGACACGTTTAAGCTGGCGCTCTATACCTCCTTGGCTAGCCTCGACGCCAACACGACGGCCTATACCACCGCTAATGAGGTTGTGGGCACGGGCTACACAGCGGGCGGCAAAGTGCTAACCAATATTGGCGTGACCACGGCTACGGATACGACCTCTTCGGGTACGGGCTACGCAACCTTCAGCGACCTAATTTTCCCTGCCGTAACCCTCACAGCCCGAGGAGCGTTGATCTACAACACGACGCCTTCGGCCCTGTCCAACGACGGTACCACACTGGTTAACCCCTCTGTAATTGTGCTGGACTTTGGTTCGGATAAAACCGTTACAGCAGGAATTTTTACTGTCACGTTCCCATCACCCTCAAGCACCACCACCATCATTCGGATTTCGTAACATGAGCCGCGATCTAGCTGATCTTCATCATTCCGTGGCCGTCAAGGCTCACGCTCATATCGATGCCTGTAAAGCTGTAGGTATTGACCTACTCGTAACCTGTACCTACCGCACGTTGGCTGAGCAGGACGCGCTCTATGCGCAGGGGCGCACGGCTCCCGGTAGCATTGTGACTAACGCCAAAGGCGGAGAGTCCCTGCACAACTACCATGTCGCCTATGATGTGGTGCCGCTACGGCATGGTAAGCCTGTCTGGGGTACCACTGGGGAGGATGGGGTTCTATGGGCCAAGGTTGGCGAGCTAGGCAAAGCTCAAGGGCTCGAGTGGGCCGGGGACTGGAAGAAGTTCAAAGAGTACCCCCACTTCCAGTACACCAACGGCCATCCAATCTCCTACTTCAAGGCTGGGGGAGTACCATGAAGCAGTTCTTCACTCAGCTTTTCACGGGCAAAGACAACAGCACAATCGATCTAGGCCGCATCCTGTGGGCCAAGATGTGCCTCGTCTACTGCGGCGCTACGATCTTTGCGATCTACAAGGGCCAAGTCATCTCCTATGAGATGTGGGGCGTAGGTGCTGGTGCGTTGCTAGCCGCAGGCGCAGGCGGTCTAGCACTGAAGGCTAAGACGGAGCCAACCGAATGAACATGGGCGACATTCTCAAAGGGGCCGTGCCCATTCTTGTGGCCTGCATCGCGTGGCTGCTTGGTCAGGTTAGTGGCTTTGAGAGCCGCCTAACCAAGATTGAAAGCGGGATGCCAGTGCTGCTCACGGCAGATGGCGTGCCTACCGACAGTCCTATTTCGGCGGCTGCACGGGCGCGGATGCGTGAAGACCTGTACGACCAGATCAACGAACTAAAAGTGCGCGTGAGCGTCTTGGAGCACGAAAAGAAATGATCCCGCTGCCATACATGCTTGGAGCCCTTGTGGCCGTCTTCATTTTAGGCTGCGCTAACGGCTACGCTATCCGTGATGGGGCAGCTAAGTCCGCCGCCGCTAAGGCATTTAAGGCCGCAGAGGCCCAACGGGTAGAGCTACAGGGGAAGGTTGATGCTATCTCAGCAAAATATGAGGCAGAACGTGAGCGAGCTACCAAGGTCCTCTTCGAGCGGACCAACACGATCCGGGAGTTTTATAAGCAAGGGCCTACGGTGGATGCTAATTGCGCCCTGCCTAATCCTATGTTCAGCCTGCTCGTCAACTCCGTCCGTGACGCCAATGCCGCAGCTAGCAGCGAACTTGGCACAGAATTGCCCATCCCTATTGCCGCCTCCAACCCCAGCCATTGATCCTGCTAGACTAGAGTGGGAGATAGGGGTACTTAGTAAGTACGAAGATTGCTCTAAGAGACATAGGTTGACCGTCGATGCGTGGCCTAAAAAGCCCGCATCCTAGGGGTTCAGGTTGTGGATGCAGTGACTTGGGTACTAACCCCATCTTAAGGAACGGTTATGGCAAGTACATATAGTCAGCTAAAGATCGAGCTGCAGACCACGGGTGAGAACAACACCACGTGGGGTACCATTACCAATACCAATCTTGGTACTGCGCTTGAAGAAGCCATCACTAAGACCGCTGACGTTACGTTTGCCAGTGCCGATGTAACTTTGACCCTGACCGATACGAATGCCTCTCAGTCTGCTCGACGCGCACGACTAAACCTGATTGGCACCATAGGTGGCGTGGCTAGAAACCTGATAGTTCCCACCATTCAAAAAGTTTACATTGTTAACAATGCTTGCGCCGACGCCATTACAGTTAAGAACGTCACGGGCGTGGGTATCGCTGTCCCTGCTAGCACTACCCTATGGGTCTATAACAACGGCACGGATGTTGTCAGCACCATTAACTACCTTGTTGGTCTAAGCCTTGGAACCGCACTAGCTGTCACCTCGGGTGGCACAGGTGCAACAACTCCTGCTGGTGCTAGAGCATCCTTAAGCGCAGCTATGCTAGGCGCTAACAGCGACATTACCTCACTCTCGGGCCTCACGACCGCCTTGAGTGTGGCGCAGGGCGGTACAGCCGCAACCTCCGCTGCAGGTGCCAGAACGAACCTCAGCGCCGCTGCCTCAGGCTCTAACAGTGACATCACGCAGCTCTCGGGCCTCACCACGGCGCTCAGTGTGGCGCAGGGCGGTACAGGGGCTACAACGGGTGCCGCAGCCCTCACGAACCTAGGTGGCACGGCTGTAGGTACAGCGCTCTTCACTGCTGCTAATGCTGCAGCAGGGCGCACAACACTGGCTGCAGCGGCCTCGGGCGCTAACAGCGACATCACACAGCTCTCGGGTCTTACCACGGCTCTGAGCCCTGCACAGGGCGGTACAGGGTTAACCGCCGTTGGCGCTAACGGCTACGTCATTACCTCTAACGGTACCAGCTTCGTCATGGCTCCTGCACCGGGTGCGGGCTCGGTCTTGAGTTTTAGTGGTGGCACGACGGGACTTACGCCTAACACAGCCTCCGTAGGGATCATCACACTAAGTGGTACCCTTAATGTCGCCAATGGCGGCACAGGGCTTGCTACGCTAACCGCCAACAACGTGATGCTTGGCAACGGTACCTCTTCGCCAACCTTCGTTGCCCCCGGCACTAACGGCAATATCCTTACGTCCAACGGTACGACATGGTACTCAGCGGCTGCTCCAGCAGGCGGCGTCACGACCTTCAGCGGCGGCACCACAGGCCTTACACCTAGCACAGCCACTGCTGGCACTATAACGCTCGCAGG